CCAGACGCAGGTTCGTAATCGTAATCATCAGGCGAGTAATCACGAATAATTGCTGCTAAGAGTTGGAGTTCTTGTTTGAGCGCGTAGTGGACTCGGGCTTGGACGGCAGACATAACCTTGAGCGTTCGTTCAAGTATGGCCAGAGTTGTTCCCACCGGAGTATTAGCCGACATATCGGACACTTGGATGTCGGCAGTGGCTGCGAAACGTCTTCCCTCCGCAACGATAGTACCAAGGAGCTGGAATAGAGTAGCCGATGGTTCTTTGTAAGGTAGCGGCAGTATGTTGTCACGGATAGCTCCTGAACCTGTATCTACGTCTCGCCATTCGCCGGGGGCGATGGGCGTGTCGTCACCTTTAATTCGTAAACCACGGGATTTAAGGCCTCCGGGCAAATTAGAAAGAGTTCCAGCATCGACGAGCTGCCGCATAAGACTTGTGGCCGATTTCGCATAGCCGCCGATAAGATGGAACAGACCGAATCCATAGGGTCCGAAGCCGGGGATGTATTGGTAGTGGACAAAGTGCTGCCTCTTTAGTTTGAGATCATCGTCTTCCAACCAGTTACGACGAATAGCTAGTATGTCGTCGGAACCTTTAAGTATCGTTACAACGTATGGCAACGCGATGCCGGTGGGTTCACCATCGTCATCTACATCTTCGTAGCCGGGCAGATCAAGGTCAATATGCACTTCATACAACTCATAGCGGTCGTCAAACGACGCTGACATACCTGACTCTTTGTCTTTTTTCTGCTGTGTCTCATTCGTTACTTTAGGCGGTTCCCCTAAATCAATCTCACGATAGAACCCCGCTTTCTGTAACTTCAGAATGTCGTTCTCAGTTTTACGCATACGATGCGTCAAGCGTGGGCACGTTTGAAGTTCTGTCGTGCCATACGGCAGGATGATGTCTTCTGCTGATACGTAGACCGATGTTTGGCGACCTAGTGTGGGGTCCTTGTACACCTTCTTAAATGCGGAGCCGATGGCTGGCAAAGAGAACAGCATGCGTTCATGTTCAGGACGAAACTCTTTCATGACTTCAGTCAATTCGTAGTTCATGTCGTCTTGCACACGCTCTGCAATTTCTTTTTTAGCTGGCGTTTCTTTACCAACGATCTTGGCTTTAGTTGGCCCTTTGGCTGGGAATGTTTCTGTAATTGTTTCTGACTGAAATCTTACAACGGCTTCAGTAATCATAGGGTGGAACACACCACACGCACCTGCCCACGGCTCTGTACGCTCGTCGTACTTCAAACCTAAGAGCGTCAAGCCTTCTTTATAGGTGTCTTCCCAATCTTTGCGTGAAGACAAATCGTTACGCACGTCATCTAAAATTTCGCCTACGAGCGACTGCAACTCGCTTTCTTCCATTTCTTCTGCAAGGTTGGCGTTAAAGTCTTCTTCAAAGTCTTCGCCCGGCTCAATCTCAATTTCAAGGTCGCCAGCGGTAATACGTACGGCCTCTGGGTCTTCAATCTCGATCTCTATGCCATCTTCTTCTGCGTCGGCTGGCATGCCCAAGGGGGCAGCGTACAGTGCTTTATCTATCGACATGGTGCGTCCTTAATAGTATGCGTGTGTCTTGCGTTTAAAAAATGTCGGATCATCCTCGTAGTCGCTTGGCAGACTAATGAAGCCACCTTGGCGATAGCGCAGTAGCGCTTGGGACACCGTATCAACATAGTCGTCATGCTCCCCCACAGGGAACGCTGCGACCTCTTCAATCACTTCTCGTGCCCATCGTGTATCTGGAGCCCATACTTTGCCACTGTGGAAGAAGTCAGCGACAGCGTTAAGACGGGCGGTTTTGTCTGTACTACCTTTAACTCGGCCTCGGCTGGGGGTGAATTCATCGACGGGGATGCCCATTGCTCTGAGTTCTTGGATAAGTGGTGCGCCTGCTGCCTTTTTCTCCACAATGAACGCATCTGGCTCCCACTCCTTGTAGTGTTTCAAGGCAGTTGCCTTTAATTCAGGGAACTGCATCCGGTCTTTGAACGCATCCAACAGAATTAAGTTAGGCGCACCGTTGTCCTCGTCGTTATACCAGACGCCCCACGTAGTACAAGCGCTATAGTCGGCTGATGTTTTGGATTCATGCGCCGTATCCCAGCTCTGAATGATGTAACTACACTCTGGCGGCTCATCCTCATCCCAAATTTTCCACGAACCACGGCCAATAATGGCTGACACGTCCGATGTGGGGTTCTGCATGTACTGCGCGTTCCAAAACCGTGGGTCTAAGTTAGCCTTCTTGGCTTTTAACATCTCCAACGGCCACTGCTCAGGCCATAACGACTTCTCTTCCGGCGTGTCTTCGTTAAATATGGCAGGAAGTTCAACAATCTCCCACGTATCCGCGGCGGGGTTCTTTATCTGGTAGTCAATTAAACGTCCGGTCAGGTCAACCATGCTCCAACGCGTCATGATTACGATAATTGCGCCGTTTGGCATCAGACGTTGCAGCGGACCTTGCTGGAACCATGCCCACGCAGCATCAAATGAGCCGCGACTGTTGGCTTTCATGTCCTGTTCTGAGTGTGGGTCGTCAATTACAAACAAATCTGCACCACGACCAGCCAACGCACCACCTACACCGGCTGCGTAGTACTGGCCTCCGGCGCTGGTTGACCACTTACCGGCTGCTTTCTGGTCGTCGGCTACCCTAGTCTTGGGAAAAATCTCTGCGTATTCCTCAGACTCCAACAAATTTCGCACGCGACGGCCAAAATCCTCAGACAGACCCGCAGTGTGCGTGCCCATGATGATCTTTTTCTCGGGGTATTTGCCAAGGAAGTAGGCGGGGAACAGGTAGGAGGAGAACTCTGACTTACCCATACGTGGCGCAATATTGATAATCACGCGCTTTTTCTTGCCATCAATCACGTCTTGGAAGATTTTGGCTAGCTTTCTGTGGTGTGGCCCTATTTTAAAGCCGGGGTACACTTGCGTTGCAAAGCCAAGGACCGAATCCTGAGCAGCTTTCTTACCTGCACGGTTCGCCCGTTCTTCCAAATCAGCCAACAGTTCAGCTTTTTCCTGCGGCGAGAGCGTAGGAAGTATTTTATTGAGCGCTGCGATTTCATGCTGGTTCAGGTTCATCGTCGGCCTTTGGTGTTACGTCCTCCACGTACGTCACGTCGGTAATATCCACGATCTTTGCCATGCGTTCTAGTTTTTCTTTGATGCGACTATCCAGCTCAGAATCTGACAGATCAGTCTTTTTAACTTCTATCCGGTCAGTAAACAACGCAACTTCCGTTACCTTACCCAGCAGTTCAAGCGCACGTAGGCGTATCTTGGCATCAGGGTGTTTTGTTTCCTCCACCAACTGCGCCACCGCGTAGCCTCTGATCTCCTTGGCTTGCTCAACAAAGTGCCAGTCGTATGCAGTCAACATGCCAACTAAATGTTTTACCGCTTCTGGCGTGGTCACTTTCGTTAGTGCCGCTTTCTTGGCTTTGGGGTCTTGGTCTTGGGTCAGCACAGCAAACGCTTGTCTGGCGCTGTCTTCCTGAATCTGGTCCGTTATGTCCTCGTCCGATACCGCGCCCAGTTCCTCAAGCCATTTAGCCGTTTCAACTTGTGCGTCCATCAGTTGCTCCGGGGTTGCTTTTGAGACAGGCGTAGCCACCGGCGTATCGAGAACGTCGGGAGTAAAAACGGTTTCATCTAATAAATGCTCTAGCATAGGCGCTGACCATTGCAGTCACGTTGGGCGGAGTATATACTCAGTTCTGCGGTTGTGTAAATTTTTACATGATTGCTGTCTCCGTGGTTGGAGATTTTCTTTCCGCTTTGGCGGAGAGATCTCGCTTAGGGCAACGGCCCTTTTAGGCCCCTACTTCGGTGGGGGCTTTTTTTATGTGGGTATGTCTAATGTTAGACAAGTTCCTATTTGATTTTTTATAGAAAATTTTGTGTTATTTATTTGGCTACTTGCCCACGTTTTGCTTTTTTTGAGCATGTTATTGAATTTGAAACAAAAGTGAGATTGCGTGTGGGGAATAGTGATCTAGTGCGACGCCGCTTCGCTGCTGAGCTTGCTTGGGTGGGGGTACGGTGGGGTTTGCTCTTAGGGAATAACACGTTAAAAAATAACGTGTATGGTAAAATATAGTTGTCGGTTTGAGAGCGCTTTGCTCTACAACGACGTCAAGCGGGACAGGTTGTCCCGCTTAGCCTTTCAAGGAGAACCACCATGTCACAACGTAAGCACACGCAGTTATTTGACTGCTTTGATGTCCTGTCCTTTGACCAGTCAGACATTGACGCTATCGTGAGTGAAGCGAAATCACTCGGTGCAAAGACTCGCGCACAAGCGAATGAGTTGATCTTGCTCTGGGCGAATGATCGTTTCGGTATCAAGATCGTTGACACGCTTGACCACAAGAAGAAAGTCAAAGGCTTTGACCCTGAGCATCCAGAGTTTCAAGCTATCAAGAAGCGCAAGAACCGTATCCTTGCTCGTATGGGATTCGGCGTTAAGACCACAAGCCATGTGCTAGACAAAGACCCTTTGCTTGCAAGCGCAGAGCGTTTTGCTAAGTCACACACTCCAGCGCAGATCAAGAAGTACATCAAGTTTTTGCAGGAGCAAATCTAAGCGAGACACGTTGTCCCGCTTTCAACCGAACCGCGCAGGGAATCACCCCTCTGCGCGGGATTCCAATACTGTCTAACAAGGAGAACCACCATGAACCCCAACAAAGCAAAAGCCCTAGCTGACTTCATTATCTTCTGTCTCGATGGCGACACAGCGCCGCTAACATCCGAAAAACTAACTGACCTCATCGCTGACTTTGAACAGATCGTAGCGATGGAAGACTGGTTTAACGCTAACAACTAAGGAGTAATACCCATGAACTACCTAATCGAACGTGTTTTAAACCAAATACTAATCGACGTAGCAAGCAAAGATTTAACTGCGCTTGAAGAACTACTCAGCTTAGTACCTACCGAAGCACTTGAACAGTATTTACCAGAGGAGTAACACCATGCACCAACTTATCGCTGACATCATCGTGTGGGCTTGCGCCCTTGTATTCGCTGTCTATGCTTTCGCCAACCTAAACTAAGGAGAACTACCATGCGTAACGACCAACTCAAACACGCCTTGCTACGCGCAGGTTTTAAAGCAGAGAAAGAAACACAATTGAAGCGGGACATTGTGTCCCGCAATAGAGTGACTGACGAGAAGCCTGTATGGGACTTGCTGCCGCAGTCAGAGCGTGAGTATTTCATTAGCACGTTAAAATCTAACGTGTAATATGAGAACAAGACGTGTCCAGATTGTTAGATGTTTTTCAGCGCAAGTGGACAAAGGTAAAACCCTTTATCTATCTATCTTTTAAAAGATATTTATATATATATGTCCACTTGTCTATCACTTTGACTATACAAGCCCGTCCATTTAGAATGTTAAGTCATTGTGAGAAACTAAATCAGCGCACAACAATCTACAACACTCTCGCTAAGCCTTTAGTATGTCTGAAGTGGTGGACATCTGGACAAAAAACCTGAGATACCGCACCAACACTAGCGTATAGCGTGTCCACTTGCGCTGAATTATCGTCAACATTCTGGACACAAAAAGGAGTACATCCATGAAAGCTGCTACATCTGTTAAGAAAAAGCCTTACTTACGCATGACTCGCAGAGAGCTTGTCAATCGCTTGACGTTGCGAAATCTACCGCCGCCGCTAGTTACAAGCATAGCCGACAGCATTCAAGCCAAGCGTAAAGCACTACAAAGCGAGAAGCGTAAGCGCCGACAGCACTACGCCGCATGGCAGGAAGTAATCAAGCCGCTGTTAAAAGAGCAAGCAAGCGTAGCCGCACGACTAACACGCATGAGAAAAGAGAATGACGCAGACAAGCTATCTGTCTATGAACCGTATGCTAGCGCGTTGAGTAAATGCTTGGGGTTATTACGCACACACCAGAAAGCAGGTAAGCGCACGCCGCAGGAAACATACGCGCTACGGTATGACGTGTCAGATGATAAGCGTGAGATACCGCTAGGCAAGGCATGGGTTGACTGGATACCCATGCACATTCAAACACCAATGAAGCAAGCGCAGATCAAGTTACAGAAACCACATACACGCACGTTGATACCGCTGTTTAGACGTGACGAAGACATCAAGCGCGGCTTCATGCAGCAGCACACTAGCGTACTAGCTAAGTGGCAAGACGAACTAAACAAGCTACGCGATGCGATTGACAACGCGCCGGACGGCACACGCGAGTACGAGCAGAGGCAAGCTGCCCTCTTGGACATTGCTATAAAGAAAGCCGCCGCTGTGCCGCCGACCAAGCGCATACACGCGTCATGGAATAAGTACATCACCGCGCATGACAGGGAAGAAGTATTCAGAGAGGCGCATCCCTCGTGGCAACGTCGAGTGTCAGCGCTCCCCGCTGACGAGACGCCGGTTGATTGGGAGTAAAGGGTTTAGTTTTGACACGTTAGATTTTAACGTGTTATATTAAGCGGGACATGGTGTCCCGCTTATTTTTTATGGAGGTGTCCCATGCAGTTAGAACTAGCACTAACCAACACAACGACAGCCGAGAGGCTAGTCGCTAAGTTTAAAGCACAGCACGACATAACGCTGTGGCGTATCGAGCAGGAGAACAAACTATTAAAAGAAGTGGAGGCGAAGCTAACCAAGCTGAACCAAAAGCTCGAGC